CTTCTTTCGCATCGTCCCCCTCGCCGATCTTGATCTTCTTGCCGGCAGCGCGGGTGACGGCGGACTCCAGGCGATCCTTGCGGCGCTCTTTTTCAGCGGTGGTCAGCGCCTCCGTCTTGCCTTCCTCGCGCGCTTTCTCGACCGCTTTTTCCTGCTCGGACTTGTCTTCGTCTTCGCGCTCTTTCAGCTTGTCCTTAGCCTCTTTGAGTTCCTGCTTGTCGCGGGCGCGCTTGCGTTTGATGGTGCGCTCGTAGCGGCGATGCTGTTCGCGCCAGTACTCGGCGTCTTTCTCTTTGCCCTCGTCGCCGTCGCCGTTGCCCTCCTCGTCCTCTTTACCGTCCTCCTCCTCGTCCTTGCCGCCCTCATCCTCCTCCTCGGCGTCTTTCTCTTTGCCCTCGTCGTCTCCCTCGGGAGCACCGCCTTGGATCACGGGCAGGACCACGTGCTCACGGGGCCAAACAGTGACGCGGCCCCCGTTTGGAAGCGTGGCCTCAAAGGTGCGGGTGAACAGAACAGCGAATAGCGCCCGTAGGCGGGAGAGGAACTTCATGGCCGTGCGGCCTCCTTGGGATGGGACGCCGTGCGGCGTCGGTTTGGGTGCTGAAAGGACGAGCCCTCAGCGCGCCAGCGCTTCGGCCTCGTCCATGAAGTGCTGAGAGGGGTCGACCAGGACCGGGCCGAGCTCGCCGTGGTGGGCGATGGCAACGCCTTCAGGAGGTGGGCTGCCCTTGACCGGGCGTTCGCCCAGAATCGGGACAGCGGAGCAGCCGCAGTTCGCATGGAGCGGCATCGGTTCGGAACCGCTGTAGACGACGGCGCCGTTGACGCGCTGGCAGAAGTCGCAGGCGGCCGGGTTGGCGACCCGTTCGTAGCCGACGACTCGCGGTTCCAGTTCCTTGATCGCCCCGAGCGTGCTCCTCATGCTGAGCTGCACGTCGGTGGCGACCAGGAGTTCGGCCCGGTCAAGGGCGATCGTCGCGGCGTCCGGCCATTCCTTGCCTTCGCCAAGCTCCGACCAGAGGGTCACAAACGGCCGGGTGTAGACCTCTTCGGGCGCGACCCCATTGCGCAGCGCGGCGCCGGTGAGTTCGCCGGGGTCGAGGCTGAACGGATGTGGTCGGTCAAGCGCGGCCGTCAGGTAGGCGTTCGTCAGCGCGATCGACTGATGCTCTGCGGCCAGCGCGGTCGGGACTGCTTCGGAGAGCCACTGGTCGAGGTTGGCTCGGTCGTGACCCGGCAGGTTTGCCCAGATCTGGGCGAGCTGCTGTTTGGCCGACTCACGGAGGCGTCGCTCGCCCTCCAGATGCGCCCGGACCAGAGCCTGATCCCTCACGCCGGGACTGGAGTCGGGGGTTCAGCCTCTTTCACGAGCTTGCCGAAGGTCGAACTAGCCATCAGAGCCTCAGCGTTGGTGATGTCTTCTTGGGTGAAGTTCAGATAGCGCTCGGCTACGAGCTGCCACGGCAGGCCGATCGAGGCGACCTTCGTCGCGGCGTCTGCGGACTCGGCCACGGAGCGCGATTCGTGGTTCTGCCAGTCCAGGGCAGCGCGCGGCGACAGCAGGACTTCCTCGTCGCTCATCACGCCACAGAGGCGGAGCACTTCCTCCCACCCCTCGCCCGCCGTGGCCTTGTAGTTGGTCACCTTGGCGTGCAGGGAGCCCTCTGAGGCCCGAATGGCGTCGGCGGCCAGGTTCGTCATCCCGTTTTCCATCGGGAAGTAGTGCCGGGGGGTCTTGGTGATCGTGGAGAGCTGGTCCAGCTCCGGGAAGATCGAGAGGTTCTTGCGCTCGGCGGCCTTGTATTCGAAGGTCTTCGCGTCGGGGTTCTCTAGCTGCGCGAGACCCGAGGCGTAAGCGTCGAAGGGCGCAACGGGTTCGCCATCGTCATCTCGCAAGATTCGTTCGCCGATGACGCCCCGCAGCGGGAAACCCATCCAGAAGGCGACGACCAGCCCGAGGAAAGTGAGGAGGTTGATCCGGTCGATCAGCCCGAGGCAGTGCTCGTACTCGCCGCGGGCGTAGGGGAAGCAGCCTGGTTTGAGTCGGCGGTTGATCGCGATCTCCACGACCGGCACAACGCCCCACGGGTTTTCGAGCGGCCATTCTTCGCCGTCGTCTTCGCGGGCTTCCCACCAGGCGCCAGCCGCCTTGGCCCGGCCCGGTGCGCGCCCTTGGCCCTCCCCCGCTTCAACGAACTTGTAGATCCCGTCGGGGCGATAGAGGGTGACGTAGGTCTTTTCGTCTTCGCCCTTCCAACGACGCAGCGCCGCGACGCGTCGGCTTCGCGAGCCCTCGGCGTACTGGACGATCATGGTGCCCGCGTCATCTAGGGAGATCTCCGGGCCTGAGCTTCCCGGCGGCCGCCATACCGTCGCGAAAGCACGCCCATTTGCCAGCGAACTGCTGTTGCCGAGCTTGGACTCAGCGTCCATCTGGTTGTCCTGCCAATACCCCCAGACGATGTTGTTGATGTGCTTGTCGTCGGATTTGATCCCCGAGATCTCCAGCCGATCGAGAGTGGAGTCGGTGATCAGGGAGGCCCAGGGGGCAGAGGAGACAGGCATCAGATTGCGGTAGGCCTTGGTGACCTTCGCTTTGATGATCGCCTGCGGGAAGGGCGGTTGGCCGTCGAGGTACAGCTCGTTGAGGCGAACTTTCGAGCTGCGCTTGTCGAGTTCGGTGAGCAGCTTTTCCATCTGCCGCTTGATGTCATTCGGGATCGGAACCGGCACCGCTCACCTCCCTTCAGAGAGCCGACACTTGAGGCACAGGCCTTTCTCCGGGGCATCGGGCTTGTGCAATTTCGGGTGGATCGGCCGCGCGCAGTTGCGGCACGGGAGGTACTCGGACTTCGGAATCTTCTTGGGCTTCTTGGCACCGCCGTCCTGGAAGGCGGCGTGGCCGTAGTCCTTCTGGCGGTCCTCGAACTCGCCGAGTTTCATCGCGTCGTCGCGAGCTCGGCGTGCCAGCACATCCGCCGGTACCGCGTCGATCTTCAGGTTCGACCCCTTGCGCTCCTTGCGGACCAGGATCGCGTCTTCGGTCTCCGTGTCGTCCTCTTTGCGGACCCGGATCTTTCGAGTGCGGGCGTTCTCGTAGTGCCACTGCACCAGCGTGGTCCCGCCGGACGTCGGTTTGCCCGCGGCGTCGACCTTGATCTCCTCAGTACGGATCGGTACGGGGTCGATCGTGATGGTCCCGGCGCCGCGCTTGATCTCGGTCCGAAGCGCGCCCGTCGCGACCGCCATCTTGCCCTCAGAACGACCGCCGGTCCAGAACTCACCGACCGGAGGGGAGCCGTACTTGGCCGCCCACCCTGCAAGCTCACCGCCCCACCACGCAGGGTCCGCATTGAAGCGGACGACATCGAAGGTCTCGAATGCCCAGTCGACCGCTTCGCCGACCTCGGTCCGCCACCCCAGGTCGTCGCCCTTCGGAGTCCAGGCGCCGATCGTGAACAGGTCGCCGGCCTCGGTGCAGCCTTTGAGCAGCGTGTGGTCATCGTTCTCGGAACCGTCGAAGCCGAGGCAGATCGGATCGCCCAGCTTCCACTCCACGGTCCCGAGCACCGCCTTGATCTCGGTCGGGAGTACCCAGTGAGAGGCACCTGCTCGAGGCCGGTTCAGGAAGTAGCGGTAGGCGGTGTCTTCGGGGTCTTCCGCGTCGCGGATGACGCGCACGATCCGCTCGAAGTCCATCCACTCCGCCGCAGGCCCGTAGGCCTCCCGCATCGCTTTGATCAGGGAGCGGTTGTCACCGAAGCGTTTGGGCTCCGGTCCCTGGCGATGGTCATAGAGGACGCCAAACTTTTCGACTGCCTCACCGACCGGAAGATGCGCGTAGCGTTCCGCGGCCTGCTCGGCGATCGAGCGCTCGCCCGGCTGCCAAGCCGTGGTCGTGTCGAGGATCCAGGGTTCGGCTTCCTTGCGCTTGCCGGTGTTCCTCGCCACGGTCCCGTACATCTGCCGCAGCTTCGGGAGCACGTAGAGGTGCGTCTCGTCTGCGGTGGCTTTCGACTCTTTGCCGCCGTCCTTGGACGCATCGCCCGAGGTCGACGGCACGATCTCGCCGCCACCCGGCTCCTTGATGAAGGTTCGGGTCAGGCCTACGTCGATCGCATACTCGTTCGCGACCTCACCCTCTTCGAGCATGTAGCGGACGTTGTCGTAGGTGTTCCCCGACTGGTCCTCCTCCGTCGCCATGCAGCGGATGAAGGGGTAGCGGACCGGGACTCCGACCGGTTCGCCGCCGGCGTCGAAGCCATCGCAGCGAACCGGCCCTAGCGCCTCGGCGCAGTCAAGTCCCCCGGCGATCTCCGACTTGGCGCGCCCCTTCGACCGGGAGAGGATGGCGCGCTGGACCATGCGCCGACCCGCCCGCTTGTGGTCCTGGGGGTAAACGCGATAGGCCCAGCAGATGAAGAGGGCGATCTCGTCGTCAATGATCCAGTCGTCGCCCTGGACATCCCCCGGTCCGTGCGGGAGGAAGGCTTCGATCCAGTCGATGACCTGCCACCCGAGGGTCGGGAAGGTGACGGGTGGAAGCGGCACTCGCTATTTGACGACGGACAGGTTGGACTCGCTGAGACGCTTCCGCCGATCCTTGGAGCCCTTGCTGGCCCGCGTCGCCTTCGGGTCTTCGTCCTCAGCGGCCGGATCGTTCGGCAAGCGCCAGCGAAGGTCTTTCTTCCCCTTCGGGGTCAGCCCGAGTGCGTCCATCCGCAGCCGGACCTCGTTGGCGCTCGAAGACGTCATCGCCTGGTGCAGCCGGATCGTGTCGAGGGCGTAGGCGATATCGGCCGGTCCGTACATCGCCGTCACCGGGTCTTCCCGCCATGCCTTCCAGGTGGCGGCGGTCTCTGCCCGCCATGATTCCTCGAACAACTCCGGGAGCTCGGGGAGGACCACCGCCTCCAGCGGATCGAGGTCTACCCAGTCGCCTCGGGCGGGCTTGTTGTGGCGGCGCCGCTCCTCGGCGGGCGCAGGTCCGTTTCCAGCCATGCGGCTGTGCTCCTTCCGGGCCATGCGGCCCTATCGCTAAAAGTTCCCCAGACCCGTACGCATTGCGACGCGCAGTGCTCCCCGGTCCCCTGGCGCAGTCGGGTCGGGGGTCACCCCCCAGGGGCCGTCGCTGGTTTCCAGGGGACGACGTAGAGCAGCCAGTTCGCCGGGTCGATGCGCTCTATGTGCCAGAGCTTGTCGTCGGCAGTGGTGACAATGTCGTCCTCCAACAGCCTCGCCGCAGTTGAGTAGCGGCCAATCTCGGCCTCGGTCTTGGCGTCCAGCAAGAGCCAGTCGTGCTCGGGCGGAGGCGGAGGCTTGTACCTGTCGACTACACGGACCTCATCGGCAAGGATGGTCAGCGTGACCGAAGGCATCTCGCCACTCTGAACCTGCGTGCTCACGCCTTGGTCGCCGAGGAAGTACGGGAACTCCTCGCCGTCGATGAGCAGGCGAGCGTCCGTGCCTTTGCACTCCACCTCGATCAGCTTCGGGAACTGGAACTGCGTCATCAGCGTCTCCTTGCTCGGTGCTGAGATTGCCCTTGCGCAGCCTGCCCCTGCCGGGAGCTGATCGGCCCGTGGCAGTCCGCGCAGATCCCGGCCAGCATCTCGGGCCTATGGTCGTCCGAGTCACCCTTGTGGTGGACTTCGGTCGAGAGTGCGTTGTGGCACTCGGTGCAGATCGGGTCGCGCAGGAGGATCTGTCGCCGCAGCTTCTCCCAACCTGGTGGGAGGGTCTTGCTGCGCGTGCTCCCTTCCCATGCTTTGGCCTGGTGGCCTGGGATGGGACATGGCTGGAAGTGTGGGCAGTGGGGCTTGCGACAGGCCTTGGCTGCTCGTGGCATCGCTCGATACCCCCTTGAGCGTTTAGGCTTCGTTGCATGCCAACCACGCTGCAGTTCGACAAGGACCATTCCATCACTGTCGATCAGAGAAACAGCAGCGATGACAGCGAGGGCGATGCTTTCTCGATCGTACGGAGAGAGCCTGTGGTGCTTGAGGTAGGACGGGCGCACCGTTAAGCCGTAGCCCCTTCGAGACGACGAGCGAGCCATGCTCGGA